CACGCACCAGAATACTTGCAGACTATACTCAACACATTGGGATTTGAGTATCAGACTCAGAATGATTACACACTACAACCACGGTATTGTAGAAAAATTAGAAATATCTTGATCGGAGAAGCAGTATATTACAACTCAGCAATCCTACTTGAGACCTGGTCCCATAACTTCATGATCTTTAGGATTGTTGGTTATAGATCAATTGATGATCGGGTTATTGATATCAGTAGATTGATCTATCCTGGTGTGGGTCAGTTCCTATACTATGAAAGAATGACGGGTGCAGGTAGGCACTTAAATAGGTATCGGGCAGATGCCGTCTCAAAATATGCCCTTTAAAAACGCGCATAAATATAAATGTAAGAAAGGTATACACCCAACTCTTTTATTATGAGCAGGTTATTTGGTTTTTCAATTGAAGACGCCGATATCCAACGCCCTGGATCAATCAGTCCCGTACCCGAAAATAATGCGGACGGTGTTGATTACTATGCCAGCGGTGGATTTGGTGGTGCTTACGTTGATATTGAGGGTGTTTTCAGAACTGAGTATGAATTGATTCGTCGCTATCGTGAGATGGCACTACTTCCAGAGGTTGACAGTGCTGTCGAGGATATTGTAAACGAAGCAATCGTCAGTGACTTGTATGAGTCACCAGTTCAAGTAGAACTAAGCAATGTAAACGCAAGTGAGAAAGTAAAGAACATCATCCGCGATGAGTTTAAGTATATCAAAGAACTACTAGACTTTGATAAGCGTTCTCACGAAATCTTCCGTAACTGGTACATCGATGGTCGTCTCCATTATCTAAAGGTAATCGACTACGAGAAACCCCAAGACGGAATCATGGATCTACGTTATATCGATCCAATGAAAATTAAGTTTGTCCGCAAACTTAACCCCAAGGCAGCGGGAACAAAAGCAGCACAGGTATTGACTGTAAACAATACTGGCGCAAGAATCCCCAATGCTAGAAATGACATCTTTAGTCAAGCAATTGACGAGTACTATGTCTATACGCCCAGCAATAACTCAGCAACCGGTTATGCCGGTGCTGGTTCAGGTACTTCAACTGCCTCTATCAAAATCGCTAAAGACTCCATTGCATACTGCAACTCTGGTCTAGTTGATAGAAACAACCAAACCGTTCTTTCTTGGTTGCATAAAGCAATCAAACCTGTAAACCAACTCAAGATGATTGAGGACGCTATCGTCATCTATCGTCTATCTCGTGCACCTGAGCGTCGTATTTTCTATATTGACGTTGGTAATCTCCCCAAAGTAAAGGCGGAGCAGTATCTACAACAGGTAATGAGTCGTTATAGAAACAAGTTAACCTATAACGCCCAGACTGGCGAGATGAAGAATGACAAGAAAGTCATGTCAATGCTAGAGGACTTCTGGTTGCCCCGTCGCGAAGGTGGTCGTGGTACCGAGATCTCTACTCTACCCGGTGGACAGAACCTAGGTGAAATCTCTGATATTGAGTATTTCCGCAACAAACTATACGCTGCCCTTGGCGTTCCTGCTTCCAGATCACCTGGCGGCAACGAAGGATTTAACATGGGTCGTTCTTCTGAAATCCTAAGAGATGAGGTTAAGTTCTCTAAGTTCGTAGCACGTCTACGTAAGAGATTCTCTGCTCTATTCAGTGATCTTCTAAGAACACAATTGATCCTCAAGAACGTCATCACTCCTGATGACTGGGAAGCAATCAAGGATAACATTCAATATGATTATCTCTATGATAACCACTTCGCCGAACTCAAGGATACTGAACTATGGCAGGAGCGTCTAAACCTCCTAGCACAGGCAGAACCTTATGTTGGTAAGTACTATTCCCAAGAAACTATCCGCACCAAGATCCTCCGTCAGACTGATGGTGAGATGAAGGAAGAGGATGAGAAGATTGAGAAGGAGATTGCGGATGGTATCATCCCCGATCCTTCCACACTTGATCCTATCACCGGAGAACCTCTACCAGCTATGGGAGACCCCGCTATGGAAGGCGAAGGTGACCCTGCCGGTGCTATGGCAGATATGGCATCTGCTGGTGCTGATATTGCCGGAGAAGCAGGTGGAGTCCCCGTTGACCCACCAGCAATGCCCAAGAAAGGAGAGGGTCAAATCTGATTCTCCTAAATAACTCTATACTAAGTTTTTTTATTATGGCATCCAATATTGTAGACACCATCGCCTCTGGCGGGTCTCCTGCGGATATTTCCCAAGAAATCAAAGACATTCTCTTTACAAAAAGTGCTGAGCGTATCTCTGATTACCGTCAAGTTGCGGCAGCACGTCTTTTCGATGCTGGGGAATCCAGTGAAGAAGCAGGTGAGGAAGAGTGATTTAATCACCACACATCCGGTACTAAAATGAAACTAATCACAGAAGAAATTCAAAAGGTTGAATTCATTGTCGAAGAAACAGAGGGCAAAAAGTCCATGTTTATCGAGGGTGTATTCCTACAGGGCAACCAAGAAAACCGCAATAAACGTGTCTATAAGACCGATATCCTTGCGCGTGAAGTTGCTCGTTATAGCGAACAGTACATCGATGCTGGTCGTGCTCTAGGCGAACTAGGTCACCCCGACGGACCTACTGTAAACCTAGATCGCGTTTCCCACAAGATCGTATCTCTTCGCCAGGAAGGTAACAACTTCATTGGTAAGGCAAAGCTACTCGATACCCCTATGGGTAAGATCGCTAAAAACCTTATTGATGAGGGCGTCACTCTAGGCGTTTCTTCTCGTGGTGTCGGTTCTCTAACCGAAACCAAGCAAGGTTACAAGCTAGTTGGCGAGGACTTTATGCTTGCCACTGCTGCTGATATCGTAGCAGATCCTAGTGCTCCTGATGCGTTTGTACAGGGCATTATGGAAGGAAAAGAGTGGGTATACGTTAACGGTATCCTCACAGAGAAGGCAGTAGAGGACACTAGATCTACTATAAATAATCTAGTGGTGACAAGGGAACTCGAAGAAAAGAAAATTCAACTCTTCCAGAACTTTTTGTCCAATCTATAAATCTTATAAATAAATGTAGATTTATACTGTTAAATCATTTTTTACTCGTCGGTAGCAACTTATTTTTACAAGACATGGAAAACGCAGTAACAAAAGGTGCTAAGTCTGCTGAACCAAAAGAAACGGTTCCAACCAGTGTAGTGCCCGGTCAATCAATCACAGATCTCGGTGGTCCAACCCCCGAGAACTATACCAGCGATCCTGAAGGTCCCGCTAAGCTAAAAGATCCTGCTGCCCCCCTTAAGCAAGTTAAGGATGTGGTAAACAGGGGCGCTAAGCCTGCTGAGGAAAAGAAGGAGATTGTTGGTAAGTCCGCAATCCCTGCTGGCGAAGGCAGCACCGAAGGTCGCCCCGCCGGTTCAAAGGCAGAGTCTGTTCCTGCTTCTGTAGTTCCTGGTTCTAAAACCAAGAAAGAAGAAGTAGAAGTCGAAGCAGAAGAGACCATCTCTGAAGAAGAGATTGAAGTCGCTGAACTCGACATTGAAGAAGACGTTACTGCTCTTCTAAATGGTGAGGAACTCTCTGAAGAGTTCCAGAGCAAAGCTCGCACCATCTTTGAAGCCGCTATCCGTAACAAAGTTGCTATTGTTAAGGAAGAACTACAGGCACAGTACGAGGCAAAACTAACCGAGGAACTATCCTCTGTACGTGAGTCTCTATCTGAGCGTGTAGATGCTTACCTAGAGTACGTAGCAGACGAGTGGATGGCTGAGAACGCTATCGCCGTCGAACATGGTCTACGCACCGAAATGACTGAGTCCTTCCTCAAGGGAATGCACTCACTCTTCTCTGAGCACTATGTCTCAGTTCCTGAAGAGCGTTTCGATGTCGTTGAGTCCATGGTTGAAAGACTTGATGAAATGGAATCAAAACTCAATGAGCAAATCGAGCGTAACGTTGCTCTAAACGGTCGCCTAAGCGAAGCCGTTTCAGAGACAATCCTCGCCGATGTATCCGAGGGACTCGCTGAGACCCAGAAGGACAAACTCGCTGCTCTTGCAGAAAACGTTGAGTTTGATAGTGAAACAGGTTATCGCGAAAAGCTAGAGTCACTAAGGGAGTCATACTTCACTACTGGTGGCGCTGCTGCACCCGCAAGAAATAGTGTCGAGGACCTTTCTGAGGAAGTCGGTACTGAGGAAGTAAAACCTGAGTACACCGCTCAGATGGCATCACTACTAGAACAACTCGACCGTTTTTCTAAGTGAATTTTAGATCATTAGATCAAACTTAAATTTTTTCCAAGAGGTTAAACTCAAATGTACAACAACGCTAACGCAGAACAACTAATGGAGAAGTGGTCTCCAGTACTAGACCACGGCGAAGCTATCGCTGATCCCCATAAGCGTGCCGTAACAGCACAACTACTAGAGAACCAAGCTGTTGCTCTAGCTGAAGAAAAAGCATTCCTTTCTGAAACCCCCACTGTAAACACCCTTTCCAACACCACCCCTGGTGCTGGTCAGTACACTGCTGGTTTCTCCGCTGACGCTACCGATGCCGGTCCTGTTGCTGGTTTCGACCCCGTACTAGTCAGCCTAATCCGTCGTTCCATGCCTAACCTAATGGCATACGACATCTGTGGCGTTCAGCCTATGAACGGTCCTACCGGACTAATCTTCGCGATGCGTTCACGCTACAACGACCAGTTCGGTGATGAGGCATTCTACAACGAAGCCGACACCGCTTTCTCTGGTTCCTTCGAGAATGGCGATGGTTCCATCGGCATCGGTTCTACCGGTTATGTTGCTGGTTCTGACGGCGAAGGCGTAGGTTTCGGCACAACTGCTCAAACCGCACGGCCCCTAGGTTCACGTCCTGACATCCTCAACCCCGTTCCCGGTGACCAAACCTCCTACAACGTAGGACGCGGTATGGGTACCGAGAACTCCGAGCGGTTGGGCGATGAGATCGCTTTCCGCGAGATGGGTTTCTCCATCGAGAAGCTAACTGTTACTGCTAAGTCACGTGCCCTCAAGGCTCAGTACAGCATGGAACTCGCCCAGGACCTCAAGGCGATCCATGGTCTAAACGCAGAAGCAGAACTCGCTAACATCCTAAGCAGCGAGATCCTAGCTGAAATCAACCGTGAAGTACTACGTACCGTATACAAGACTGCTGTCCCCGGTGCTCAGGCAAACGTTGCTCAGCAAGGTGTATTCGACCTAGACGTTGACTCCAACGGTCGCTGGTCTGTTGAGAAGTTCAAAGGACTTATCTTCCAGATCGAAAGAGATGCTAACGCTATCGCGCAGCAGACTCGTAGAGGAAAGGGCAACCTAATCATCTGCTCCGCAGACGTTGCTTCCGCCCTAACCATGGCTGGTGTACTAGACTACACCCCTGCTCTAAACGCCAACCTCAACGTTGATGACACCGGTAACCTATTCGCTGGTGTTCTACAAGGTAAGTACAAGGTCTACATCGATCCTTATTCCTCCAACGTATCCTCACAGCAGTACTACGTTGCTGGTTACAAAGGTACTTCACCTTATGACGCTGGTCTATTCTACTGCCCTTACGTACCTCTCCAGATGGTCCGTGCAGTTGGTCAGGACAGCTTCCAACCACGTATTGGCTTCAAGACCCGCTACGGCATGATTGCTAACCCCTTCGCTGAAGGTACTGAGCAAGGTCTAGGTCGCCTACGTGCTAACAGCAACGTCTACTACCGTCGCGTAACTGTTAAGAACCTAATGTGATCTAATCACTATCAACGAGTAAATCTAGGGCGGTCCTTCGGGACCCCCCTTTTTTTTGTCTCTAAATATAAGTGACGGTATTTTTTATTATGTACGATAGCAAAAAGATTGAGGAACTAATCGCCGAATTTGGTTGGGAAGAAGGCGATGAGATTACTATTGAAGTCGGCGGTACTGCTGTAAGTGGTATTCATCAGGCAGAAGGTGCAAATGCAAAGTGGGCAGCACCGTTCGGTACCGTGAAGCGTCAGAAAGATGCGTTCATCATTATCAAGAATAAGTCCCGCAACCCCGTTATTTCTTCACAAGCACCTGAGTGATGGCAAACATTTACTACAAGCAACTTGACAATAGGAACTATATGAGTCCTATTGGTTTTGAGTTCAACATTGCTAGATTTCCAAAGGTAGGATTCTTCTCTAACAAAGCATCTCTACCCCAGATCAATCTTGGTGGTGCTGAGCAATCCAACTATCTCAAGTCCATCATGCATCCTGGTGACAGGATTGAATATGGTGAACTACCCATCGAGTTCCTAGTTGACGAAGATATGCTCAACTATACTCTCATCCACAACTGGATGACTGGTCTCGGATTCCCCGAAACGATGCAGCAGTTCATTGACGTGACCAGTGATAGAAGTGACCAACGCGACTTGAAATTACAGTATAGTGATGCTACACTGAAGGTACTTAACAGCAATTACAACACGATTGCTCAAGTCAAGTTCTGGGATCTCTATCCCACTTCATTATCCTCACTGGAGTTTACCGCATCAGATACCGATGTCAACTACTTCATCGCATCTGCTACGTTCAACTTCCTTTATTATCAGATTCTCGATAAAGATGGTAATGCCTTGACACCTGATTACATTGAACAACCACTTCAAAGATGAATCTAGAAAAAATTCAAGAGATGTGGCAAGCAGACTCCCATATGGATATGGACAATCTGCATGACGAATCAATCAAGATTCCTCAACTGCATCAGAAGTACTACACCATGTACACCACTATCAAACTTCTCAGAACCAAGAGTCTAGACACTCTTGCTAAGACAAGACTTGAAAGGTACAACTACTACAGTGGTAAGGCACCAGCAGAAGCATATGTGGAAGAACCATTTCCATATAAGGTGAGGGATAAAGAGTCCATGACTCTCCACCTCAATGCTGATGAGAAACTATCCAAGGTCAAACTCAAAGTCGAATACTACGACGTGATGATTGAATACTTGGAGGATATTCTAAAAATGATCCACAACCGTGGATACCAAGTCAAAAACTCAGTCGATTTCTTAAAGTTCCAAGCAGGTATGGGGATGTAATGGAAGAACCAGATTACACATTGGATATGACCATCCGTGAAGTGAGACTATTACATAAATGTATTTGTGTTGCTTTAGATAGATGGGC